GCGAGGTTCGTCCTCATCAAGCGCACGGACAGCACAGGTGATTGGTTTGTGTACGACTCTGCTCGTGGTATCACAAGCGGAAACGATCCGTACGTCTTGCTTAATAGCAGAAATGCGGAAGTCACGGGCACCAACTACGTTGACACCACCAGTGTGGGGTTCCAAGTCACCGCAGCAGCCCCGGCGGGGTTGAACGCAAACGGCGGCACATACATCTTCCTCGCCATCGCATAAGGAGCAATCATGGAAATCAGAATCAGGGCCACGGGCCAAGTGATGTTGGAGGATGAACTCCGGCGTTGGGCGCGGGACAATGGTGGCCCGTCATGGGATCGCACCACAGATGAGGTGCTAGAGGCTTTGGGGGCTGATGTGGTCTTTGAAGGCCCACAGGCCACCGGAGGTACGGTCTACCAGTTCTCCATGCGTCAAGGCGTGGAGCAGGTGGATGGCAAGTGGTACACCAAGCACGTTCTTGGCCCGATCTTTACTGATCGCCCCGCGACCGATACTGAGCCTGCCCAAACCGCTGCCGAGCAGGAAGCCGCATACAAGGCTCAGAAGGATGCCGAGCAAGCCAAAGCAGTTCGTGATGATCGCAACAAGCGTCTTGCTGACTGTGACTGGACTCAGGTGGCGGATGCTCCTGTGGACAAAGCAGCTTGGGCAGCACATCGTCAGGCTTTGCGTGACGTAACTGCTCAGGAGGGCTTTCCTTGGAATGTTCAATGGCCTGAACAGCCCTAAGGAGATGTTGTGATTGATCCAGTGACAGCCTTCGGAGTAGCTGTTACGGCATTCAATACCGTACAGAAGCTAGTGAAGGCTGGCAAAGAAATAGAAAGTGTAGCGGGACAGCTTGGTAAATGGTACTCGGCTGTCCAATCTTTTAACGAAAGTGCTGCCAAAAAAGAACAAGACCTCAAGAAAGGCAAGTTTCTTGGTAAAGGATCAATTGAGCAGGAAGCATTAGACATCGTAATGCACCGTGAGCGACTGAAGAAGATGGAGTATGAACTCTATATTCTTATCGCTGGTGTGTATGGACAAGAAGCCTATCAGTCAATGATGGCTGAACGCACTAAGATCAAAAGACAGCGAGAGCAAGCAGCAAAGATTGCAAAACATCGGAAACAAGAGATGATTACCAACGGTTTGTATTTATTTGCTATTGCTTTCCTTCTTGTGCTCTGTTACCACATGTACGAATACTTAGCGAGGAACCTATGATGAAGAAGCCTAGTAAAGTTGAGAAAGTTATGAAAGAGTACAAGGAAGGTACTCTGCACAGTGGCAAGAAAGGCCCAGTTGTCAAGAGCCGTAAGCAGGCTGTAGCGATTGCCTTGTCAGAGGCTGGAATGTCTAAGAAAAAGGCTAAGAAGTAACATGGATGCAGGCTTCAACGAGGATTTGAAACGTATCGAAAGCAAAGTAGACAAACTAACCGATGCTGTGACTCGTCTGATCCTCGTTGAAGAGCGTCAGACTGCTCAAGGTGTTCGCATTGACGACCTTGAGGAAAAGACAGAAGAACTTGATAAGAGCATTACCAGAGTAGATCGTAAGGTTGAACGGTGGGTAAACATGGGCATGGGTGCTTGGGCTGTTGTAGCTACACTATTTATGATCTTCCAGTTTGTTGTAAAAGCACAACACTAGTGCAGACACCTATTGACAAGTCTAAGAGAATCGTCTATAATGATTACTTATAAAGACACCAAGGAAAACTAATGGCAACAACTTATTTACAACTTGTTAACAATGTCCTTATAAGACTTAGGGAAACAGAAGTTTCATCTGTTGGTGATACTCCTTACAGTTCTTTGATTGGTGTCTTAATCAATGACGCAAAGCGTGAGATTGAAGACGCCTACTCATGGAATGCTTTAAGTCAAACGATTGTCGTACCTACTGTCTCTGGACAACAGGCATACACATTGACAGGTTCTGGTCAACGGTTTAAGGTTGACATGGTTATGAACGAGACTGAAGATGTCCCAATGTATCAGGTGTCTCCTGACTGGTTGGATACACAGTATTATCTCGCTGATGTCCAGAATGCTGCTCCGATCTACTATGCCTTTGACGGTGTAAGCAACGACGACAATGTTGTCCGTGTCTGGCCACAGCCTGATGCGGTCTATTCTCTCCGGTTTAATCTGAACATTCCTCAGACTGACCTGACTGCCAACGGTGACTTGGTTAAAGTCCCTCCTCACTTGGTGCAGATGTTAGCATACGCTAACGCTGTTGCTGAACGAGGTGAAGACGGTGGACAGTCTTTCAGTGAATTATATCAGAAGTATCGTCTTGCACTGTCAGACGCTATTGCTCTTGAAGCTAACCGGTACGATGAACAAGTAACCTGGACGAGTGTATAATGGTAGCAAAGCTGTTAACCACTTCTATCGCTGCTCCGGGTTTCTACGGCCTTAACACGCAGGACTCGGTGGTTTCACTTGAATCAGGCTTTGCTACTGTTGCTACGAATTGTGTGATTGACAAGTTTGGTCGTATCGGTGCTCGTAAGGGCTGGAGTCCTACGCATGCGACCAACACTGACTTAGGCTCAAATGCTGTCAAGGCTATCGGTGAGTTGATTGCTGCTGACGGTACTTCGTACACGATTGCTGCCGGTAACAACAAGCTGTTCAGGCTTAACGGTGGTACACTGACGATGCTGACCTACGGTGGCGGAGGAACTGCTCCGACGATCACTGACAGCAACTGGCAGATGGCTGCTCTGAATGGCATCCTGTACATGTACCAGTCTGGACATGCTCCTCTGATCTTTGATCCTGCTGTGTCTAACTCAACTTACCGCAGGGTGTCGGAGAAGACCGGATATGTTGGAACTGTCAGTAATAATAATTGCGTTATCAGTGCTTATGGTCGTACATGGTCAGCCAATAACACCAGTAACAAAACAACTATTCAGTTTTCTGATCTACTCAGTGGTTTTGTCCTGTCTACTGGAACTGCTGGAACCTTAGACATTGCAGAAATCTGGCCTGCTGGTGCTGATGAAATCATTGCTTTAGCTGCCCACAACGGCTTCCTGATCGTCTTTGGTCGTAGGCAGATTCTGATCTACGCTAACGCTCAAGACCCTGCCGGACTGACGCTGCAAGACACGATCACAGGTGTTGGCTGCTTTGCACGAGACTCTGTGGTTACCACTGGCTCAGATGTGTACTTCCTGTCTGATAGCGGTGTCAAGTCGCTGTCACGAGTGATCCAGGAGAAGTCTTCGCCGATGCGCGACATCAGCGCAAATGTGCGTGACGATGTTGTCGCTGCGATGGCTCTGGAGACTGCCGCAGGAATCAAGGCAACACACTCAGATAAGGAAGGTTTCTACCTGATTACTTTCCCTGTCACCGGAGTAACCTACTGCTTTGACCTTCGGATGCTGCTGCCTAACGGTGCAAGCAGGGCTACGACGTGGGATGGAAATGTACCAACAGCTTTCTGCTATAAACAGAACAAAGACCTTCTGTTAGGTAAGCCAGGATATGTCGGTAAGTATGACACTTATCGTGATAATGTTGATACTTATGTAATGAGATACTACACCAACTACTTTGACTTCGGTGTGCCCACGGCACTGAAGATTATGAAGAAGGTTGGAATCACAACTATCGGTGGACAGGGTTATCCTGTGGTACTGAAGTTCGGTTATGACTATAGCGACATTCTGAACAGCCGTCAGTTCAACCTGTCAAACGCTGCTGTTGCAGAATACAACATTGCCGAGTACAATATCGGTGAATACGGTGGATCAGCTTTCGACAACAAGGTAATCAACATTGGCGGTGCTGGTAAGGTTATTCAGCTAGGTTTTGAAACCACTGTGAATACTCGACCAGTGTCTATCCAAAAGATTGATGTCTTTACCAAAGTAGGAAAAACGAGGTAACTAAGTGTCTAATTATACCAAAACTACTAACTTTGCTATTAAAGACGGTCTTGTGTCGGGCAATCCTTCCAAGATCATCAAGGGCACGGAAATCGACACAGAGTACAATAACATTGCCTCTGCCGTTTCCTCTAAGCCTGACGCTAACAATGGAACGCATACGGGAACCACAACGATGGCTAATCTAACATTGTCTGGTACATTCTCTGGTACCATTGATGGAGGTACCTACTAATGGCTACTAGTTTCTCTCTGCTTGGTGGTAATCAGATAGGTAGTGTTCCTGCTGCTCTTCAGAAAGGCTTTACTGAGGCTGGAGGTGCTCCTGCTGCCGGTCTTAATCTTTCCGGACTACTGACCGGATTGCTAGGAACCGCCGGTAATGTGTACGGCTTAAATCAGCTTTCTTCTGCACAGCAGCAAGCTGGTCAGATGGCTCAACAGCAGGCACAGTTCCGCCCTGTGGGCGTTACCACCCGCTTTGGTCGTAGTGGCTTCCAGTATGGTCCTGATGGTCGTCTGATCGGCGCTGGCTACCAAGTGGCTCCTGATGTGGCTGCTATGCGTGAGGCTTTGCTGGGTATCTCTGGCGGAGCACTGCAACAAGCACAGCAGCAGCAAGCGATGCAGAACCAAGTCAATCAAGCTGCTCAAGGCTTGTTTGGCTTAGGACAGCAATATGTTGCTGAGTCTCCGCAGGCTGCTGCACAGCGGTTCATGGCTCAACAGCAAGAACTGCTGGCTCCTCAGGATGAGCGTGCTCTGGCACAGTTGCAGACGCAACAGTTCCGTCGCGGCACTGGCGGCCTTGCGATGGGCGCTACTGGCGCTACTCCGATGGGTGCTCCTGGTCTGCGTGCCGCTAACCCGGCTATGGAAGCCTTCTACAATGCACAGCAACAGCGTAATGCTCAGTTGGCTGCTCAAGCGCAACAGGCAGGACAGCAACAGGTCACCTTCGGTCAAGGATTGCTTGGCGGTGCTCTGAATCTCCAGCAGGGTGGCTACGGCGCTCAACAGGCTGCGCTGGCTCCATTTAGCACTGGTTTTTCTCAAGCTGCTAATGTGGAACAAGCCGGTATGCAGCCGTTAAGCACAGGCGCTCAGTTAGGTGCTGGTAATGCTGCCGCTGCGGAAGCTCTGTTAAGGAGTTACTCTGCTGCTGCACAAACAGATGCTGCAAGGAATGCTTCTGTTGTTGGAGGTTTCCAAAACCTTAATACCGGGAATGCTCTTTCTGATCCGATTGCTAAGTTAATCGGCAAACTGTTCGGAGGTTAATAATGGCTACTGGAATGATGGGTAATCCTTTTCTTGGTTTACTGAACCAAGGTCTTAGCCCCGAGCAAGCACAGGCTGAAGTTGATCGACAGCGTGCCTTGCAGTTTGCTAGCCTCAATCCTCAAACTCAACTGGCTGCTGGTATCTATCAAGGCATTACCGGTCTTGGCCGCGCCTTGGGCGCTCGTGATCCGATGCTTGAGCAGGCTTCGCAGTTGCGTCAGTTGGCAGGCCAGTTTGATACGAACACTGCTGAAGGGCTGAGGCAGTTTGCTAATGCTGCTCGTTCTATTAATTCTCAAGTTGCACGAGATGCTGCGATGCAAGCAGAAAAAATGCAAGAGCAGACTGCTAAGACACGCAAAACAACCGCTGAAGCTGCAAGGTTTGAGACTGAAACGGCTCGTAAAGAAAAAGTACGAGAAGAGTTAGCAAAACTTCCAGAAAACGCTACCGAAGAAGACATGCTCAATGTTATTCGCCGTTATGGTGGAAACATTGACGACATGATGAAGGCAATTGAAGCAAAGCAACGTCAAACTGCTCAGTTGACGGCTCGTCGTGAAGAGGCAGTTCGTCGTTCTGAGGATCGTGAACGCGAGCTTAAAGCTACTCTTGAAAATAGACTTGAGGTCGCTCGTTTGCAGGGAGCGAATGCTGCGACTTTAGCTCAAATCCGCTTAGATGGTCAGGCTCAACTTGAAGCTATTCGTCAAGAAAATCGTATTAACTTGTTTAAAGCAAAAGAAGAAGCCAAGGGAGCCAAGCCTCTTACAGCCGGTCTTCAAAAGGATGAAGACAGCGATCTTTCCCGTATTTCGAGCAACGCTGATTTAATTTCTTCTGTTAATCGTCCGATTGATGCGCTGGAGTCAGGTACTTTAAAACTCGGCCCTGTCAAGAATTTGCAGAATACGCTTATGAACTGGGCAGGAAGCTCGAATGAAGCCAGTCAGGCGTATGCAGACATGCAGCGTGCTATTCAGTCGGCAACCAACATCAAGGTGTCTGCTGAGAAGGGTGTTCAAACGGATAAAGACGTTCTTCGATTTGCAAACGAACTTGTTGCAGCCGCAGGAAAGAATGATACAAAGGTTCTGTTGGATGCTTTAAAGAACTTCAAAACTGCTGCTGAAAAAGAAGTTGAAAGCAAGAAGAGATCTATTCAAAATCGGCGTAAGAGCCAACAAGTTAAACTGTATGATTTTGAAGACGAATTTAGTCCTACTAAAACAATGGAAGATAAATTTGTTGTTGGTCGTATCTACGAAGACGGCAAAGGAAACCGTGCTAAATACCTTGGCAATGGGAAGTGGGAGAATCAATAATGGCATTTGATCCATCAACCGCACAGGAAGTAAAAGGATTTGATCCTACCACCGCTAAAGAAGCTACGGCCTCTCCCAAAGCCCCCACTCAAAATCGGTGGGATCGTCCTTTTTCTGAGATTTTAAAAGAAGAAGCACTACGCAGTATGCCTGCGCGTCTGATTCGCGGTGCTGTTGTTGATCCTGCTTTGGGATTAGCGCAATTAGCTACTGGAGGTCAATCAGAAACAATCAACCGTGCGATTGATGTAACTTCACAAGCCACCAGACCTGCTAGTGAGCCGCTGCTTCAAATGGCAGGAATTCCTCAGAACATGGATGTTGCTGGTTTTACAGGAGCCGTTCTTTCTCCTCTGAATAAATTAGTTCTTGCAAGGGGAGGATCTCCTCTTGTAAGTTCTTCTTTAATCGGGGCGCAACAGGCGGTTGCCCAGGGTGTTGAAGGCGCAACGGAAATGTCTGGTGAAGAGTTTTTCTTAACCAAGTCATTGCAGGCCGCTGTTGGTAGTATTCTTGGCCCGACTTTTGAAGTTGGAATTAAAGGAGTTCAAAAACTAAACCAAGCCGCCCGGGGACTTACTGGCAAGGGGCGAGAGCGTGCAGTACAAGAATATCTAAACAACCTTGCTGGCCCGGAACGAGATGCTGTCATCAAAGCTCTTCAGGACTCCAAAGAACTTGTTACGGGTTCCCGTCCCACTGCCGCTGAGGCATTGGCAGATATTCCTTCTGCGGCTGAGCTTGTTGCATTGCAGCAAAAATTAAAGACGCAGTTTGAAGGGCCAAAAGCATCTTTTGCTATACGAGAAGCTGAACAACAGGCTGCCCGTGAGCGTGCTGTCACTGATATTGCAGGAACTCCAGAGCAACGCGAAGCTCTAATAGCTCGTCGTGATCGAGAGACTGCACGGATGCGTGAAGAAGCTCTTAATCAGACAGATACGGCTGGCGATATTATTGGTAAGTTAGAAAGAGATATTTCTGACAGATTCAATAGTATTGCGGCAGCGGAGCAAACTTCTGGTCTGGTTGGGCAGGCGGCTAGGCAACAGGCTGCTGTCGCTGCTCAAGGAAAACCTGGATTTTTGACTGCTGGTGATATTGCTGCCGAAGCTCGTCAAGGTTCTGTTGCCTACAAGGATGTAGCGGCACAGAAACGGGCAGAAGCAAAAATGAAGATGCTTCAAAAAGACAGCCTTGAGCAAAACGGTTTTTATCCGTTACGGGCACAGGACTTGATCGATCAAATGGAATCCGCTGCTCGTGGCTCTAATAATGATGTTGTAAAGCAGATTCTTCGAGACACTGCTGATAAGATTCGTTCTAAGGCAGATGCTAACGGAATCGTTAGTAGCCGTGACATGTACGAGAATGTCCGAAAGGAACTGAATCGTGATATTGTGGCAGCATTGGCAAAAGTTGGAAAAGCACCGCTACAGGGTGGACTAGAGAAACAAGAAGCTGCGGTGGCAGGAAACATCAAGAAGTTTATTGATGCTGCTTTTGACAAGTCTTCTGATGGTCTATGGAGCAAGTACTTGAATACCTACGCTAACTACAGCCGTAAGGTTGATCGTATGCGTGTTGGACAAGAACTGGCGGATAGTTTGAAGACGAAACTAGATGCCGAAGCAGCGGGTGCTTTTGCTGATGCTGTTAATAACGCCACTCTTACCATCAAACGCGCTGGGACTGATATTCCTCGTTATCAGCGTCTCAATCAGCTGATGACTCCTGCGGAAATGTCAACCATAAATTCTGTTCGTGCTGATCTTATTCGGAAAGCCCGGGCAGCAGAGCGTGGTCAGGGTTCTGGAACTGCTCCTGAGGTTCAGCCGGATGCCCGTGCGCCACAGTTCCTTTCTCAAACCGTAACACTTTTTAACAATGCGTTAGACGCTCTTCAGAGAGGCAACAAGGGCGAGTTTAATCGGAAGATGTCACAGCTTATGCTTGATCCTCCTGCTATGGCAGAGTTTATGACTAAGAACATCCCGCCTAGCAAGATGACTGAGTTTGTCAAGAGCATGGTTGCTGGTATGGATGATCGTACTCGTCAAGCCTTCACCAGTGCATTCCTTGTACCGAGCATGGCGCAAACACTAGGAGGACGCTGATGTTTGAAATGCTAGGAGGCGGTCTTTTAGGTAGTATCTTCGGTGGCCTGTTCCGGCTGGCCCCGGAGGTGCTGAAGTGGCTTGACCGCAAAGACGAACGAAGCCACGAACTGAAGATGTTCTCTCTTCAGACTGACCTAGAGAAGATGCGGGGTGAGTACCGCATGGAAGAAAGGTACATCGACTACGGCATCCATCAAGTAAACGCTATCGGAGAAGCATTCAAGCAGCAAGCCGAAGCCGACAAGAAGGCTTACAAGTGGGTTGCTTCTATCTCTGCTCTGGTTCGTCCCGGTATCACTTGGTTGCTCTTCGGTCTGTATACGGCTGTCAAGATCGTCACCATCATGTATGCTGTCAATAGTGGTTTACCCGCTATCCAGGTCATGCAAGAAATCTGGACTGCTGATGACTTCAGTATGCTGATGATGATTCTGACGTTCTGGTTCCTTGGTCGGAGCATTGAGAAACGTGAACC